TCCGGCGCCGACGAACAGGCCAAGGAAGAACGTGATCATTTCTCACCTCCGATAGTTAGTAGTGCCGCGATAAACGCTGCGAAGACGGCGCAGCCACCGATCAGAAATGCAAAAGTAAAGATCAGGGCATCCTGCATTTGCATTAAGTCTCCCCGCGCAAATGGCGTTGAATGCGCTCACCGATCCAGCGCATGCACGGCACGGCCATTGAGTTGCCGATGGCCTTGTAGCGTGGGCCGTCAGGTGCCTCCGGCTTCTTGCGCCACGGGATGTTGGTGTAGCCATCTGGGAAGCCTTGAAGGCGCTCGCACTCGGTCGGCGTGAGGCGGCGCACGGCCATTCCGATGGCAACAGCATGAACATCCACTCGATTTAGTGTATAAGAAGGATCACCCTCACCACCAACGCCAACGGCATTTCTGTTAATGGCGTCTTTCTTTTCGGGATCGCGCTTGGCGTTGTACATATCAATCAGAAATGTCGCCACGCACGGCGCGGCATCGCCTTTCGGAACCAACACTCCATTGTGCCTTCTCGGCCCGTAGTTGGCGTCGAGCGTTCCGGCTGTTTCATTAAGGCGAACACCCGACTGCGAGGCTTGCACGCCGATTGCCACCGGCTGCCCAACCACGTTTCGCAACTGGAACATCGAACCCTCGTTGGTGTAGGTCCGCTGCTCATTGGCGCAGATCGCGTGTGCCGGGTCGTTCGACAGAACTGGCACCAGCGGCGTGCCGCGCCCTGTCCCATCCTCTGATGCGTCGAAGCCCTCGCCGCGCAGGGAGTGGGTGACGGCGACCATGTGGCCGTCCGTCTGATGGCCGGGCGACAATGTCTGCGCTCCACCACGGCTGCTCCGCGCCATAAGCGGCGGAACAGGATCTTCCATGACGGCATACGCCGCAATCGGCGCCTCATGGATACAGGTCAGCGCGGGCGTGCCGCCGTCCGTCCTGATCTCGGCGTTCGCCTGACCATGCGCCATCACGACCGGATGCGCCGGGGCCAGGTACGCCCCACGCTGCGAGAACAGTTCCTGATTGGATGAGCCTACGCCGCCACTGACCTTGGCGCTCTGGTTCAGGGTTGGGTGGGGGAAGTCTCCGTCCCAGTGGCTGCTACGCTCTCCAGCGCGGCTTGCAGTGCCGGCGGAAGCTGCTTGCCCCGCTTCTCGGCTCGGCGCAGAATGCCGCTGCACGCCTTCCAGCTCAAAAAGAACCTCTGCGGGATCGAACCCGTCTCGAGAACTTGCGACAACGAACACACGGCGGCGGCGTTGGGCCAGTCCGAAGTATTGGGCGTCGAGGACACGCCACGCGATTTTTCTTTTCGGTCCATCAACCACACCCGCGTTCGTCCATTTTCCCCTTGGAGGAACGAGGGGGTCATCTTCTCCCGCCAAGGCGGCGAGGAAGCATCCGAAGGCGTTGTCTTTGACGCTGAGAACTCCTGGGACGTTTTCCCAGACGATGATGGCTTCGGGTTTATTTGCAGCACGTCGAACATCGTCAATTGCATCTGCGAGCCTCACAAATTCAAGGGAAAGGTTGCCCCGCTCATCGGCGAGGGAGTTGCGGAGGCCCGCGACCGAAAATGCTTGGCAATTATGAACGACAGCACCATTGAGAATGAAGGAGTTGTCCTCTTCGACCTCAATGTTGAAGACCATCTCTTCGCCAGTCTCGACATAAGACTGTACTGAGCGAAGAAGGTAGCCGTGCCTGACGCGCGACTTTCTTGAGGCGTCACGGGGGAAACCGCGCACCTGATAGCAGTCACGCTGATTGACCTCACGGCCCTCAATTACGCATGTGTCTGGTGTCTCGATAAATTTGACGGAAGCCGTATTGCCTTCAGCATTCAGGAGATCTGCGACACCAAATGCAAGTGCAGCACTGGTTGTCGAAAAGCTGATGCAATTGTCGTAAACACAGCCGTCTGTATCGACGTAACCTTGAAGAAGGTCAGCCCGATATTGATGGCTGAGAACCCACGCCGGAATCTTCTTCAAGTGCGAGTAGTGGCCGAAATTCTCAAGCAGCCACTCGCAGAGTTCCGTGTCGTAGATGGTTGCGCGTACTGATGTGCGCTCATGGCTAATGGTGTAACCATCCTCCCCGATCACCGCGGCCAACTTCGCCAGCTTCGCACCATTGAGGCTGAGAACCAGAGCCTTCTTACGCTTCCCCTCCCACTGCCTGATGTGGCCGTCACCGAGATACATCCCGGCGGCATACATGGCCTCGCGGTCGGTAAACTTGGTTGAGCGCGGCTGCGCTTCAATCGGCATATAAGCTGTCAGCGCACACCACTGCTTGCCGGGCATGTCCTTTGCAGCGGTCCATTCCGGCTCACCGCAATGCTCGACTTTGGCGTACTCGTTGTTGCGCTTCGTGTTCTGGTTTCTCCAGGTCACGGACAGGAACGGGTGATCTGGCGTGGTCTTGATCGGCATCGGCAGACCAACGGCCCGTATTTCGCCAACCTCGGCGACCTTCGATCCAACACGCACAACGCGCTGAAGCCGTCCCAGATGCGTCATCACTTTGTCGCCTGGGCGGATGTCTTCGATGGGACGGTAGCCATCCTCAGTCAGGACGAGATGCCCGGCGGTGAAGCAAGGCGTTCCGCCGACTAACACATCTGCATCAACAATGAACGGCAGATCGCGCAGCACGGTGAAGTCGCCGTGGCACGGCACGTCTGGGTAATGATGGGCCAGTACAGCACGCGGGAATGGTTCGATCTCGCTGAACGCCAACGGCTCCCAGCCCAGCGGATGCCATGCGACGCTTGCCGCTTCGATGCCGCTACAAACGCTCAAGTAACGCATCACGCATCACCCGTGCTTAACGCAACTGCATTAGATGCGGGCGTGCGAACAGCACCCGCGCCTTCTGCCAGCAGCCTCCGCGCGATCAGCATCGAATAGCCAGACAGGTCGACCCAGTGATCTGGCTCGCTCGCGCTGCCAGACAGGATTCTGGCGATCTTCGTCGCGATCATGTCCAAGGCTTCGGCGGCGGCGGCGTCCAGTTGCCGCCCTTGCCGGGCATGGATAATCACTCTCTTCAGCGCCTGTGCGATCCGCGCAGTCTCGCGGAAGTCGCCGTGCGTGTTCTCGCGTTCGTTCAGGATGTCCTCGACGTTCACAGGCCGTTCCTTCTGCCGTACTCGGCCAGCAGGGAAGCTTCAGCGCGGCCATCATCCTTGGCGCGGGTGAAGTGATCTGCGGCGGGCCATTTTGCGCGGGCGAGGGCGAGCGATGCCTTCTTATCTGCGTCGAGGCCCATGTATTTCTTCCATGTCTGGGGGCGAACGAATTCGACCGGGATGCAAAGAGCCGCCAGCATGAATTTCACGCCGCCGAAACCCTCGCCGAAGCTGAAAGCTGATTTAACACCCATCTGGGGGGAGGATGAAACCTTCTCCACCACGGCGACACGGATTTTCCCGTGTTCGTGCTGGAGCGAAAGCAATTCATCGCGCAGTTGATGTGGGCAGATTTCGTGCTCTGTCTTGTTCCCGTACCGCACTTGCGTCAGGGGCATGTCGAAGACATGAAGAAGACCTTCATTACTAACCAATGCAAATGCACCGGACTTTCCGGGGTCCACGCCGAGCCAAATCATACGGATGCTCCGCGCTTAATTCCCTCTGACAGAAGCTTGATCAGGGGCAAGGCGTAAAGCCCCACTGGTTTTGTGTCGCCGCGCTCCCAGCGCGAAACGGTAGACTGCTGGACGCCAAGATGAATGGCGAGGTCAGCTTGCGACCATCCCTTGTTTTTCCGTAAAGCCTTGATCTTCTTGGGGTAATTCAATTTACGACTTCCTCTGGGGTTCTGAGAATCACTTACACTGGTCTGCACGACGCAGTTGCATCAGAGTAGTTCGATGCGACTGCATTATGCAAGAGCATTATTCACCTGTGGATTTTGCGTTATGCATCAGCGTTAAATCATAATGCAATTAACGAGTGTGTTAGCCGGAACATTTCCCGCAAAATGGCATTGACCTCTGGAAAATAAGGTTTATCTATCCGCCAGTATGCAATTGCATCAGGAAATTTGTGTTAACGTAATGCTGACGGTTGGAAAAGTTCGAACACATATAAAAAAGGTGAGAGTATAATGAAGAAATCCCAAACGCCCACATTTCCACTAATCGCGCGGAACCTGCGTACCGCCCGATTGGCGGCTGGCTTCAGGACAGCCTCGGATGCCGCACGGCACATTGGCATCCCCGTGCCAACAGTCATTGCCCACGAAGGGGCGGGGGCTTCCTTCCGCAACCCAAAGCTCGACCAGCTGCGCCGCTACGCCGCAGCCTACAATACGACCATCGATGCCCTGGAAGGCGGAACCCTGATCACGCTGGCCCCGGCAACCCGCGACGTTCCAGAGTTCAAGAATATGGTAAGCGCCCCGATCCTCGGGACCGCGCAGGCCGGCAACTGGCGAGAGGTTGACCCCTTCACGGATGCAAAAAGCAAGGTCTACGCAAGGCAGGGAGGCGAGCCTCTCTTCGGCGTCAATGTCGCTGGCGACAGCATGAACAAGGTAATCCAGGACGGCGATGTCGCGCTGATCAAGCCTTGGAAGGCTATCAAGCGCGAACCCCGCGCCAACGAGGTGCTGCTCGTCCAGCGCGAGCAAAAGGGGGCTTACGAACTCACGATCAAGTCTTACCGGGACGGAAAGCTGTGGCCCGAATCGACCAACCCAAAATGGCGCCACCCCGTCGCAATGAAGGATGGCGACACCATCACTATCGTCGGACTGGTCGTCGGCCTCTACAGGGCATTATAATTTCAGGCGTAATGCAACGGCATAAAATTCTGTTGCAAATGCATTAGGAATCGTCCACCATCGTGGTTGCTAACGACCTCCCGTTAGTCAACTGCGGGGCTTCGGCCCCGTTCTTTTCGCGATGGTGAGCATCATGAACATAAGAAAGGCCACTGTGGCCCCGTCCGACCCCGGCATATACTGCGGGCTGTCGAATGAGGCATACCACGCCGGGCCGGGCATTTCCAAAAGCGGCCTCGACCTTCTGGCAAAGTCGCCAGCGCACTACAAGGCGAAGTATATCGACAAGCTGATCGCGTCAGAAGAGACGCCAGCCATGTTTCTTGGCACCGCCGCCCACGCCGCGATCCTTGAGCCTGAAGAATACGCCAAGTGGATCGTCTGGCAGAAGGCCAGCAGGGCCACCAAGGAAGGCAAGGCGTCCTACGCCGAAGCCGAGGCCCGCGCTGTTGAGGCCGGTGTTCCCGTGATCGACAGCGCCTCCCACGCCCTTGTGACCGCGATGGCCCGGTCGGTCTACAGCCACCCGGTGTCAGAGATGCTGGCGACGGGCGTGCCTGAGTTATCAGTCTACTGGATGGACGAAGAATCGGGCGTGTTTTGCCGCTGCCGCCCCGATTGGCTTGGCCCGTTTGGTGTCGTTGACATCAAGACCACAGATGATGCCTCGCCGCGCGGGTTCGTGAACTCGGCCTACAAGTATCGCTATTTCGTTCAGGCGGCGTTCTATCTCGACGGCCTCGCCGCCAACGGTATTGATGCCCAGAACTTCGTCTTCGCCGCTGTCGAAAAGACACCCCCCTACGCCGTTATGGGTTACCACGTTCCCGAGAGCATGATTCAGGCGGGACGCTCGGAATACAAGCGATTGCTGGGTATTTATTCCGATTGTGCGACCGCCGGTGTGTGGCCCGCCTACGGCAACTTCGCTGAATTGGAACTCCCGGCTTGGGCGCCAGAGCGTTTTTTATTCCCCGAGGATAATGCAAATGCGTCATGAAATCTCAAAAGCTGCGGCCGACAGGGAAATCAAACAGTGGATGGATGTCCTCTCACGCGCCGAAGACCGCAGGGAAAAAGCCCGCAGCGATCAGGAATTCATCGATAACAACGAGATCGCCAGGTGGGCATCAAGCAAGATCGACAGCATCCGCGCGGAGATCAACAAATGGTGAGCCGCATCATTGTCAGTGGACGCAACAAATCTTTGCCGCGCAATGCAGTCCAGACCGCAGCCGGCCCGCGCGGCTGCAATGAAATATGCGACGAATGTGATGGATACGGCGTCACCCACGCCTACTTCACCGTGGACCCGTCCGAGCGGCCGTCAAAGGTTTCCTGCCCAGTATGCGGTGGAGAAGGCTTTGTTTGGAGAGCCGGCCATGAATGCTGAAGCCGCTGAAGCTTACATCCGCTCTCAACTCGACGCGATGCTCGTCGCACGGAAGGGCGAAAGCAAACCACCCGCCGCGCCGCGCATCCTAACCGCCAAGGTGACGCCGCAAGTCAAGGCCGCGATACCGCCCACAGAGGGGCGTCTCAGGTATTCGCGCAAGCGCGTACTGCTGGCAGTCGCCGTTGCCCATAACGTGGCAGTAAGCGCGATTACAGGCAAGCAGCGTGACCGGGAAATCGTCGCCGCCCGGCACCACTGCTGCTGGCTCCTGCGGGAGAAGGCGAAAATGTCCTTCCCCCAGATCGGCGAATTCCTCGGCTACGACGAGCATTCAACCACGATGCACGCCGTGCGGAAGTTCCAGAGGGAAATAGACAAGCATACCGAGATTAACATCCGCGTCGAACGCCTGCTCGACGGCGCGGATCAAGAAATTCAGCCGTAGTGGCTGCATCCGGCCCCGCAGCGGAACTGCGGGTAATTCGTCCATAAGGATTTCCAAACACGGAAAACTTTTGAGTCAATCCCCCCCCCAGTCTACCCGGCGGCCTTCGGACTACGCACCCGAAGGCGCCGGGAACCTGGAGACGGGAAGACACGCAAGCCGCGGGCGCGTCATTCACGCGGCAAGAAAAAGGAAAGTGAGCATGGCTCAGAACGAAGATTTCAAGGAACTCATGATCCGCAGCGTGGAACTCCAGTATCCGCGCCTCAACGGATGTTATCGCTTCAACTCAGTCGAGAAGAAGAGCGAAGCCTGTGCGCCGACCGTAACGAATGCCGCGTGGTCGGTGTCGTTCAAGTATCCCGAGGCGGAAGCCAAGGCGCTCTACAAAGAAATGAAGGCTCACTATGAAGCCTGCCGGAAGCGCAATCCGAAGCTTCCCGAATTCAGCACTGTGTTCGGCATGAAGAAGCTGGAAGAGGGTGGCGTAAGCTTCGCGGCCAAGCGCAAGGGAACCACGGCCGCCGGCAAGGTCAACACGCCGCCGACCGTGATCGACCACAAGAAGCAGCCGCTCGCAAACCTTGACATCTGGTCGGGTTCTGTAGGCACGCTGAAGATCTCCGCGTTCCCCGCCACCGACCCCGAAGGGAAGGGCGGCATCAGCTTCGCGCTCTCCGCTGTCCAGGTCATCAAGCCCGTCTACGGCGGCTCATCGCTGGATGACTTTGATGTCGTCGATGCCCCCGACGAACCGGGCGAGTTCACCGGCGATCCTTTTGCTGCCACCGCCAAGAAGCCCGCCGCAGCCGCGATGGATGACGACGGCTTCTAAGAACAACCCAAAGGCGGGCTAACCATGCCCGCCTGTAATGCATTTGCAGCAAAACAGGACACCATGAACAAGTACAAGATCATCGACTACTTCGCGATGCCGCACGATCACAATTCTTTTCATGATTGGATCGTCAGCGCCTCACCTGGCTCCGCTGTCGCATACTACAGGGGCAATCTGGCAGAGGACCGTCTCGCAGGCTTCAGCAAGCTGCGTGATGAAGTCCGCCACCAGCTGAACCACTTCGCGGCCTTCGTGATGGAGTTCTGCGAAACCGGCGCCGTTCACCTGATTCAGCGCCAGATGGGGCCATGCGACGCGATCTACTACGCAGTCCGCGCCCACCAACGCCGTATCCGCTGAAGCATGCAGGAGCCAAAACCATGAAGGAAGGCCACAATATCAACGCGCAGCTGCAGTCGGTCGTCGAGCGCATCGAGAGGCTCGAGGCCGAGAAGGCTGGCATCGCCGAGGACATCAAGCAGGTCTACTCGGAAGCAAAAGCCAACGGGTTCGACACGAAGACCCTCCGCAAGGTGATCGGGATTCGGAAGAAGACGATGGAGGCCCGCGTCGAAGAGCAGGCGATGATCGACACCTATCTGTCGGCCCTCGGCGATCTGGCGGACACGCCGCTGGGCAAGGCCGCGATGGAGCGGGATCTGGGGTGAAGTATCCAACCTGCCCGCATTGCGGAGGAAGTGACGTTTACATGATGAATGTATGCGCCACTTGGGACCACGACGCTCAAGATTGGAAGATGGTTCGCAGAGAGCCTGACGATCTCAGGTTCGAAGATGAATACACATGCGCCATCTGCCATCCAGATCCAGATATGGGCAGCATGGGCGCCGTGACCTGGTTGAAGTCGTACTAGCAAAAATCGGCAGCCAGGTTCGCCCGGCTGCGGCATGTTCTCATGATCGTCCTCCAGAAGGATGGCGACACATGGCGCTGGCAGCGGAAATCATGAAATACAACAACTGAAACACCCCCAGCAGGCGGCTTCGGCTGCCTGCTGATAATGCAAAAGCATTGACAACACCCCGGATGCGGGAACACAAATGTGGCAAATCAGGGAGCAATCAAGGTGAGCAAGATTCTGCAATGGCTGTCCGAAGGGGCAGCCGATCTCGTCGACGCCGTCAAAACCGCCCGCCGGGAATTAGACCGCAAGCGCCGGCACCGCGCGGTCATCCGGCGCCTCGACGCACTCATCGCCCGCCTGCGCGTCAAGCAGGGCCAGCAATGAAAAAGTCATCGCTGATGAATTCCGGCGGCTCGCACCGCCACAGCAACCTGCCGCAATACGAACGCAGCGAAGCTGATCTCTATGTCACCCCGGCCGAAGCCGTGCAGCGCCTATACAAGGCCCGGCCTAGCCTGAAAGACCGCTGGGTCTGGGATTCGTCGGCTGGCCTCGGCCACATCGTCGCCGCCGTCCATGATGCGGGCGGCAAGGCCGTCGGCACCGAACTCCACGATCACCCAAACCCGAAGCAGTGGCCGATCTATACCGGGATCGACGCCCTCACGCTGACCGAGCCGCACGCGCCCGTCTGTGTGATCAACCCGCCGTACAATCAGGCCGACAAGCACATCCGCCACATGCTCTCCCTCGGCTGCGATGTCTGGGCCATCCTCCGGTTCAATTTCATCACCGCGAAGTCCCGCGCCTGGATGCTCGGGCATCTCACAGAGATCCTGCTCGTCGGCCGCACCAAGATGCTGCCTCCAGGTGTCGAGGACAAGGGCATGCAGCCGTCAATCGATTACGCATGGTTCCTGTTCACGCCCGAAGGCAACGGCGGCGCCGGCATCCGGCTTGAGAGGGCGTGATGGACATGCTGCTCGCGTTCTGCCGTGGACCCGCAACCAACACCGACCTGATCCCGAAGGAATACAGTTGGGAAGAACTCGCCCAGCGCATGGCAAAGCCATCGGTCGGGCCGAAAAACGGATCATACATGCTGCGCGGCGGCATGTTGAAGGAATACACCCGCGAAAACGACAATCTGCTCGAGGCCGAACTCCTCATCATCGACGGCGACAGCAGCTTCGATCCCCAGACGGGCGAAGTCTTCATGGCCGTCGATCCCGATGACGGCAAGACCAAGGGCAACTCCACACCCATCGAAGTCGCCCGCGATGCCCTCGACCGCCTCGGCTACAAGTATGTGATCCATACCACCCACACGAACACGCCCGGCATCCTGAATAAGTGGCGAGCCTTCCTGCCAGCCCGCATGAAGTCGCCGGCCGAACTGGAAGCCGCCGTCGATTTCGTCATGGCCCAGATGCACGCCGCCGGGTGCTATGTCGAAAGCAACAAGGAATCGAAGACCTGGGCGCAGGCGTGGTATCTGCCCCGCGTCAAGCCGCAGTATGTCGAGAGCTATAAGTGCTTCGCCAGCCTCGTCGGCAAGGAAGTCGATGTCCAAGCAGCCGTGGGCCTCGCCAAGCGCCAGAAAGCCGCCGCAGAGGCCGCAGCACAGCGGCAGGAGGCACCGAAGCCCAAGCCAGCTGCAAGCGGCCCCAGCCCCATCGAGCAGTTCAACAACGCCGCCACCATGTCCACCGTCAAGTACATGCTGGAACAGGCGGGCTACAAGTTCGCCTTCCGCCGCGGCGACAGCATGCGCTTCATCGCCCCCGGCTCCGAAACAGGGACGCCCGGCGTCACCGTGTTCAAAGGCACCCAGCGCGGCGACATCGTCATCTACAGCCACCACGGCGCCCACGATCCGCTCTCAGGGCGGCTCAACGATGCCTTCGGCGTCCTCACCCGGTTGCGCCACGGCGGGAATCAGGAAGCCGCGATGGCCGAAGCCAAGAACGTCGTCGGATGGAAGCAGAAGGAAGATCCGCTGGCCGATTTCGACACCCTGGAGATCGATCCCGAGGATTTTGAGAAAGCCCCGCGGATCGCGTCTGCCGTGGTGCCAAAGGATCGACGCGCGTGGCAGTCAAGCCTCCTTACGACAACGAAAGGCATCCTGCTCTGGAACGCCTACAACGCCACTGCCGTGCTACGGAACCATGAGGAGTGGTCAGGCGTGTTCGCCTTCGACGCATTCACCGGCCGACCATGCGTGCTGCGGGATTTCCCCGGCAACCCGACAAGAGATACATTCCCCAGAGACATCCGCGACACCGATTATACGATTGCGACCTGCTGGTTCAACGAGAACGGTTTTCCGGCAGCGTCCAAGACCATCGTGGCCGATGCCATCGATACAGTCTGCCTCGACTCCGTCATGCATCCAGTACGGGATTACCTTAATTCACTGAAGTGGGATGGGGTCGAGCGGCTAAAGACTTGGTTGCGGCAGTATTGCGCGGCCGAGGTGAAAGATGAAGATCATGGAAACTACGTCGATGAGGCCGGACTGCGGTGGATGATCTCGGCCGTCGCCCGCGTCATGCGGCCTGGCTGCAAAGCCGACTCGGCCCTCATCATTGAGGGTGAACAGGGGTGTGGTAAAAGCTCTCTCATCCGCATACTCGGCGGGGGTGACTGGTTCGGCGACAGCCTGCCTACCTTCGGCACCAAGGATGCCAGCAGTTACCTTCGTGGCCGCTGGATCATCGAACTGGCCGAACTCTCCAACGTGTCCAAGGCGGAAGTCGAAGAGATCAAGGCGTTCATCACCCGGACAGAGGAACGCTACCGCCCGGCTTATGGACGGAACGAGATCGTTTTCCAGCGCCAGTGTGTTTTCGCCGGAACCACCAATGCTGAAAGCTACCTCCGCGACGAGACGGGAAACCGCCGTTTCTGGCCGATCAAGGTGGGTCACGTTGACTTGGAAGGTCTTGCCATCGACCGTGACCAGTTATGGGCCGAGGCCGTTGCCCTGTTCAAGAATGGGGAGCAGTGGCACCTGCCGGCGGGCGTGTTCGCAGTGTCCGAGCGTGAGCAGGTGGACCGGCACATGGAAGACCCTTGGACGGGCAAGATCGCGGACTTCCTCTTTGGGAAGACCGAGGTGGCAATATCCGACATCGCCATCGATGGGTTGAACTTCGATGTCGCCAGGGTCGGCCGGGCGGATGCCAACCGTATCGTCGGCATCCTGCGTTTACTCGGTTGGGGCAGGGACGGCACCTTCACCAGCCGGGCATCCGCCCGCCGGAACATGGCCCGCTACGTAAACAAGCGCGACAAGGAGATGGTTTGATGTGGAAATGTGATGCAAATGCAGCAATGGCTTATGGAGTACAAGTTTTTCGAGATATACGCCACCCTGTACGCCGGGTTGTAAGCCTTTATCCCCTTATATTTCATATACTTAGATATATGGATTATTATAATAATAGGATACACAGAGAAACACTACAGGGTAGCTACAGTGGGGGATACAACACACTCACCCACACCTCCATAGCTCTACAGAGATGTTGCAGCCATGTTGTACGCCAGTACTCATTTCACCTAACTATATGAAAATAAACAGTAAAACGCGAAAAAACGGGAAAACCGTTGTAAGCCACTCTTAAACGCCAGCTTCCCTCATAAGCCGGGCAAACCTTGCCCCTAGGTAATGCAAATGCAGCAAGTCAGAACAGTCGATGCCGACACACTGAGAATTCCATTCGCCATCGATCCAGCCGGAAAGCACCTCCGCGCCGTCGATATCGTCACACACCGCCGTGACCTCCGCTGCCCCGGTTGCCGCACTCCAGTCCAGTGGCGGCGCGAAAGCCGGAAAGATGGAAAGGTCGCCCGCGTGTCACACTTCGCCCACCAGGCAAATGCCGCCTGCAAAGGAGCCGGGTGGGAGGGGATGGCCCACGCCGAACTGAAACTCGCCACCATCGCCATCATTCGCAAGCACGGCCACACCCATGTGGTCAACTGGAAGACAACCGGAAAATGGCCGGCCGAACCAACGCCAGAAACGCCATACCCCGGAACCGCCTATGTCGCCGATGTTGGACTCAAGGATGAAACCGGAGACAGGTTTATCGGCTTGGAAATCATAGCCACCAGCGAAATCTCGACTGAGAAGCGCCGCAGCGTCTTGTCCCGGCCGGGCGTCATGATGTTCTCGCTCGACGCCAAGCCGTTCGCCAAGTTGCTCGAGGATACGGCAAACGACCACACTTGGAATGTCGAACTCAAGGCACGCGACTATGTCTTCAGCGCCGGGTTCAATCTTGTCACCATGCCGCTGACCAGAAACGTGATCCCTTCTGATGTCACCGTGATCGGCGGCGCCGCCATCAACTGCGACCGCGAACTGGAAATCGACCCCGACGAGAACCGCATCACAGCTGCGCGATCCCACTGGGAAGCACAGCCCAAGAGCGGCGCCCGCGACATGTACCTGCTTTGGATCAAGAACGCTGAAACATACCGGAGGAAAGCATGACCCCCAAGCCGGGCAACCCATTCCAGCCAACGCCACTGGATGCCGCAAGGGCAATCCACGACAAGGCCATCCTGATCATGGACGCCAAGTGGGGAACAGATGTCGTGCAGACCCTCGTCAGCCCGACCACCGCAGCCAAGTTCGCCAGGTGGTGCTGCCGCCGGGACGAAGCCATCGAGCAGGGCGACGAAGCCACCGCCGTCACCGCGATGGAGAACGTCGTCCGCGGCCTGAAGGCGATGGATCAGGAAGCCACCGAAGCCGGCCACAAGCCGCTCGACCCAGACCGCAGCTGGGCCACCCGTGACGCCAACGGCCAGCCTTGGGTTCTCGTCCAGACCGACGACGATGCCCGCGCGGCAGCCCGGTCAGATCGATTCAAGGGATACACCATCATCTCGCTCCGCGAGGTGCTGGCCGTCCTCAATGACCGGAGCCTCGAGGCCGTCCTCAAGGCCAAGCAGCTGTGGCCCGAAGCCACCGTCACCGCCGTCACGCCCCCCAAGCCGCCCGTAGACTGGCTGCAGGGCGACCAAATCCCGTTTTGACTTACCAAGGAGTACCCCATGCCCAAGAAAACCGCTGTAGCCCCCCGGAAAACCCCGGCGAAGGGTATCGCAAAGAAGACCGCCGCCCCCCGGCCGAGGAAAAATGCGAAGACCACCGCGCCGGCAAGGCAAACAGCCGATGCGCCGACCGTCAGCCTCGCCATCAACGTCTCCGTCGAGGTCAGCACACCCGAACAGATCGAAGCCGCCGTCGCCAGCTTCCGCCAGGTGCAAGCTGTGGCACAGGCGCTGGGACTCAGCCCAACCCCGATCCTGAAGTTCAGCGGCAGGGTAATTTGACCGGCGCCCGCTCGACGAAACGCGCTGACCCATTCTACGGCAGCACGGCGTGGGTCAAGCTGCGCTCACGGGTAAGGGCGAGGTGGCGGCGTGACGGCAGCCCGCCATGCCCGCTCTGCAAGAAGGCCATCACCGGGGTGCCAATCGTCGACCACATCATACCCCGGCGCAAGCGGCCGGATCTCGCGCTAGAGGGATCGAACATGCAAGTCGTCTGTCACCCCTGCAACACGCAGAAGGGTGTCTGGGAAGACCGCGAAGACCGCGGACCCGAGATCGGAGCCGATGGTTTCCCGGTCGGCGGCGGCTGGAGTTGAGGCAGCCAATTTTTTTCAAAAACGCCACTACAGGGGTGTTGAAAAAATCAGATTTCCTGAACTTTGGTTCAGCCTGCTAGCCGGGTGAAACTGGAAACACCTGGAGGCGGCGGGAAAATTTTTTCGCCCTGGCGGTTGAATCCTGGTGAGGGCTGAATTTTTTTTCAAAACGCCACTATAGGGTATACCAAAAAAACCGATTTCCTAAACTCTGGTTTAGCCTGCCTGCCATTGTGCGCCGCATCTAAACCCGCCAGCCCGGTGACCCTGCCAGCCCCGCCAGCCCGGTGAACGTGCCAGCCAGCCCCGCCAGCCCGGTGACCCTGCCAGCCCCGCCAGCCCGGTGACCCTGCCAGCCCCGCCAGCACATGCCGC